GCCTTCCAGCAGATCAGTACAGTATCCACCTGGAGAATAAGCCATTTTTGAATTATGGAGAGTTGAACCAGATAGAAGAGGTCTGCCAGAAGCTCTTTGATCGGTTATATGGAATCATGAAAGCCCGGAGAAGATTACCAATTTCATTAGGAAAGAGAGGAACTTTATGAGTGTTAAAACGGTACAGGCCACGCTCAATGGCCAGACTTACAATCTAACGTTGAACAGCTCCACAGGAGCCTATGAAGCAACCATCACGGCCCCGTCAACGTCCAGTTATCCTTTGAGTGGACATTATTACCCTGTATCCATCAAAGCAGAGGATACGGCGGGAAACGTCACCACAAAGGACGCAATGGACAGTACGCTTGGAAGTAGTCTGCGGCTTACGGTAAAGGAAAAAGTAGCTCCAGTCATTACAATTACCACTCCTACTGCATCGGCCCTGATTACCAATAATACGCCCGCCATTACCTGGTCTATTACAGATGATGATTCCGGTGTGAATCCTGATAGCATTAAGCTGACCATAGATTCTACGGTTATTACGTCAGGAATTACAAAGACCGCATCTGGAAAAGGGTTTACCTGCAGCTATACACCTGCATCTGCCCTTTCTGATGGCAGCCACACAATCAAGGTGGATGCATCGGATTATGATGGTAACGCAGCTGCACAGAAAAGCGTGACATTTAAGATCGATACCGTACCACCTACCCTAAACGTAACAGCTCCTGCCAATAATCTGATCACAAATCAGACAGCCTGCACAGTGACCGGGAATACTAATGATGTGACTTCCAGCCCTGTGACCGTGACAGTGAAACTTAACAGTGGTACAGCCACCACTGTTACTGTGGAGACAGATGGTACTTTCAGCAAATCGCTTACCCTGGCGGAGGGGGCTAATACGATCACTGTCGTGGCAAAAGACGGGGCAGGAAAGACAACCACGGTAACACGGACCGTTACCCTTGATACGGCAGCTCCGGTCATCACGGAAGTGAGCCTGGTACCGAATCCGGTAGATGCCGGTAAGACCTTTGTTCTGTCCGTAAAGGTGACTGATTAAGGAGGGCGTATGGCACAAATTGAAATTACAAGTGTGACTATGAGCAAGAATCCAGTGGCAGCGAAAGAGAGCTTCGTGATTTCCGTCCGGATAGGGATCTGGGCGGAGCATCAGAATCGTCTGCCCTTTAAGTTAGGAGGAAACAGAAATGGCATTAAAAACTGATTATAAAGATGATGGATTTGCCGGGAACAGAAAATACCGCATGATTACAAATGCTGATGGAACAATGAGCTTCGAAGATGTGACTCCCTATGATCCAGTGGGTGATAGTTTTGGGGCAAAAGATATTAATGATACAAATAAAGCCATCAATAGGCTTGACCATGTGACAGAGGTTTCCTTGACCGCCGCAGGCTGGACCGGTAGTGCTGTCCCCTACACGCAGACAGTAACGGTCGCTGGAGCCACTGCGGACATGGAGGCTATGGTTGTAAGTGCGTTGGCAGATGGTGCCACAGGGGCTGTCCAGGAGGCGTATAATAAGGCTTTTGGAATCGTGGTCAGCGGTACAGCCTCCCTGGGAAATGGTACGGCCACATTTAAGATATACAAAAAGCCGACTACAGATATCAAAATCGGCTTGAAAGGAGTGTAAGGCATGGGAAAGATATGGATGCCGGGAGGTGGCGGCGGGACTGATCTGGATGTGATAACTGCTGGTGCGGGTGATGTGTTGTCCGGGAAAGTGATTGTTGATAAAGATGGCAACCCCTTACCCGGAACGTTGACATTAAGCGGAAATGCATCAGATAGTCAGGTATTGGCCGGGAGTACTTATTACAGCACGGATCCCAAGAGCAAGCGGACGGGGACCATGCCTAATTATGGCAAAACCCCAACGCAAATAAACAATATTCGTATAAACAACAATAGATTTGAGGTGGCAGTTGCGGCAGGGTATCACGGAGAATATTGGGCCAATAATGGTTATGAATTTATGAGCTTTGACCAGGTTGCTAACGCTATAGGTTTGACTCCTGCAAAGCTGAAAAAAGGGGAGGTTGTTTGCGGAAGAACTGGAACATTTGAGGGATATGTCCCCACAGCCACAGACCTCTATTTAAGAGGAAATAATAAAGCTGGATTTACATCAACAAACAGTGCATCTGCTGTAAGTTTTGAATCTGGTGGTATCAAAATATATAGAGCCGGGCCAGAACTTAAAAGCGCAAATCAGGTCAATTTTACACCTTATAACTACTTGAATATTGAAGTTTATTATGAAAGTTATGTAAACACCATTGGAAACTCAAAGACAAACTTTAAAATGAGAAGTACGTTATGGGATGGAACTACAACAATATCTACTGGAATATCAAGCAACATAACAGAGGGGAAAAGTGTTACCTTTTCAATTCCAGTATCAACACTTAGTTTAACCAGGATAGTTCACATAAGGATATATGTCCAATATGATGCCCTTGAGGATAACAATCAGTGGGTGACTTATACAACTGTAAGTTGGAATGGTTATGTTTATCGAATTTGGCTGAGTTAAGGGGGGGCAAAATGAAATTATATGTAAACAATCAATATCAAATAATTAGTATTGATATAGAACCAACATCATACCATGAAGTTTTTACTTTAGATGGAACAAAAGAAGAAATGTTCGGAAACTGGTGTGATACCTGTATACAAGGGTATAAATACGAACCTCAATGTGAGTTTTTATTTAATGAAGATGGAAGTAACGCTAGAGATGAGAAGACCGGGGAGCTGCTTTATAAACTTGACGAAGAAGGAAATAAGATTCCTGCTGGATATGCCTTGTATCCTTTTATAGATTACCAAACGCTTACACTGATTCAAAAGCAGTACGAGGATTCAAGGAAACAAATACAAGCCCTTAACGCCCAGATAGAGTACCTGTCCATGATGTCCGGTTATGAAATGGAGGTATAAAACGATGAATAAATTTGAAAAGGTGAAAGGATTTTATGAAGCAAGTCTATGGTCCGTTGGAATGGTGTGGAATGCCGTAGGACGCTGGATCACTGAAAAGGAATACCTGGATATCACCGGGAAAAAGTATGAAAAAGAGAAAGAATGAGGTATGGTCCTTTGTTAGAAATCATAAAGTATATAGACAGGCAGTGGGTGGAATGGCTATTTTTAATTATTTCCGCTTTATTGGGCTGGGGGTATCGAAGGCTTGCTAAGAGACAAGCAGAGGAAAGCGTAAAAAATAAAGCACTCCATGACGGAATGCAAGCGCTGCTAAGAGATAGAATAATCGGAGTATACAATCATTACCAAGATAAGAGATTTTGTCCTATTTATGCCAAAGAGAATGTAAAGCGAATGTACGATGCTTATCATGACCTGGGTGGGAATGATGTAGCAACGAGACTCAAAGATAACTTATTATCCATGCCGGAGGAACCGGAAGAAAGAGAGGGTTAATTTATGGAACAGATTACGAATTATGTCAAACCGGAACTGCTCATAGTGGCAGTAGTTCTGTACTTTTTAGGACAGGCAATTAAAAAGAGTCAGACCATCAAGGGTAAGTATATCCCCCTTATCAATGGGGCTGTGGGCATTGTGTTGTGCGGCATATACGTGTTGGGCACAAGTAGCTGCCAGACCGGGCAGGAAATTGCTATGGCGATATTTACGGCCATTACGCAGGGTGTACTGGTTGCCGGATTGAGTACATATGTAGATCAGATTATTAAGCAGTCTAGAAAAACTGAATAAATATTGTAACATCACAACTTTTAGGCCTGGGATAATCCTGGGCCTTTTCAATTGGAGGAATGAAATATGCAGATCAATAAATTACTTACACCTTATAACTATACCGCAGGTACCGCAGATCGCATTAAGTACATTGTGATCCATTATGTAGGAGCCCTGGGAGGAGCAGAAGCAAACTGTAAGTATTATGCCTCCCAATACATAGGGGCCAGCGCCCATTATTATGTTGGGTTTAATGGGGAAGTCTGGCTGTCTGTTGAGGAAAAGGATATTGCATGGCATTGTGGGGCAAAATCATACGTTCACCCGGAATGCAGGAATCAGAACAGTATTGGTATTGAAATGTGTGTTAGAAATAGCAGTGGAAATTTTGCAGACACAAGCAGGGATTGGTACTTTG